TTATAGCCAGTGCTTGCAAGTCCTGATCGAAAGTATTGAGCTATGCCTTGACGAAGGCCTGGAAATCCCTGAAGGATTGGGGACTGAATTTGATCTCGATGGATTGTTGCGCATGGATACCAAAACACAGGTGGAAACATTGGGCCAGGGTGTGAATAAGGCCATCTTTGCGCCGAATGAAGCGCGGCGTAAGTTGGGGTTGAAGCCTGTGGCGGGTGGGAATATTCCGTTTTTGCAACAACAGAACTGGCCAATCAACATGCTTGCCGAGCGCTCGCCGGAAGAATTGAATGGAAAAACCCCTGTTCAAGACGAACCAAAGCCAGACGAAGAAAAACAGCTTATGGCGCTCTCCCTTATGCTGCGCAAAGAATTAAGGGAGGTTCAATACAATGCTTGATGTTATTGTAAAGGAGATTGCCGCTACGGTAAAAGAGAGTGTCCAGGCTGGGTGGAGGGATCATCCTTGTAAAGAATAGAAGTAGCCGGTTGAATAGGTGGCGGTTCAGCGACCATCACTTTTGTCTGGTATTTATTCCGTTTTTCTATCTGATCTTCATGATACTCAGCCTGCTTAAGCTTGACCAGAACATCGGCATAGCGCTTCGCAACAGCTTTGATTTTACCGCTTCGGATTTCCCTGATTTGAACTTTCATTGTTTTCCCCTGAAAAAGAAAAAGGGGCGGCGCTTACCGCCCCTTTTAAGATTAAGCGGCAGCACCCCAAGTAACGCCATCGAGAACAGCAACAGCAGAAGCGCGACGTTTAGAGAAATTAATTGTACGCTCCGCCCTGAAGCCAACAAGATTGTTTTGCCATAATGAAACCATCGTGCTTGCTGTCGGGGTGCTTCCATTCTGTGTTGGACTATCACTCATCTCAAGAGATGCTTGATCACTCATGTCAACTGAAATTTCCCCATCGTCAGCCAAATAAACATCTGATGCGTTAACCAGTGCAACAAGCCCACCTGCCGTATCACTTGGAACATATTCCGATACGATAACCGGCATACCAAGGAAAGTGCCGCCGTTCATCGTAATTCCCGTGAACTCGGGCTGACCTAATGGATTTGTCATCAGCGACAAGGCAAGAGCCGTAGTCGCAGACATGATCCATACACCATTGGTAGGAGCATTGTTGGCAGCGATAAAAGTAGCCATCAACGCTTTAACATCGGCGCGGATATCATCTGCAGTCGCACCAGACGAAGTGATCGGAGTCACACCATTGGTGATAGAAGCAGGAGAGACGCCAGCGGAGGCAGCTTTTGCTGGATCGATGAAATCAGTATCCAAGCGAGCACGCAAAGCATCCGCAAGACCGTCACGAACCAAAATTTCAGATGAGGGAGAAGAATCGCGCAACACTTCCATCGTCAGTGCGGCAATATTCGCAACCTTCAACGGCGTAAGCGTTGTACGACTAAAATCAAATTTAGTCATTGGTTTTGCTTTGGATTCTCCGACCCAGTAACCTTGTCCACCGGAAGTTTGACCAACCAGCGGAACACGGAACGGAACACGACGCAAAGCCGGAATGTTTCCTTGGCCAAATTTTCCAAGGATTGTTTGCGGACGTAGAAACTCAACAAAATCCGCAAATACAGCGCCTTCAGCACTCACGAGGGGGTTAGCCCAGTTGCCACTGGCAGTAGAGCCAGCCACAACAGCGGCCTTGATGATGTTGCCAATACGCTGATCCTGAGAATAAGATTTCTCCGCAATCTCGGCAGCCTGCATCAAATTACCCTTAGACATACCGATGCACTTGACAACACGGGCAAAGGCAATGCCTTTTTCTTCCGTAGGGTTAACGCGAACGGTAGAATGTTGACGGGTCTCTGTAGCAGCTCTTTCCGACCGACCAGATTTCTCAGTAACAGGCTTTGCCGTGGCGATCTGCATTTTCTGTGTTGCCTCAAGGCGACCCAGGTGTTTATCAATAGCTTCGATCTCCGTTTTCAGGGTATCGAATTCTTCGGCCTGGGTTTCGTCCAGGGTTTCGCCAGTTTCAGCAGTCTTTGCCATGATGTCTTGCATCTTGGCAGCTTTAGCACCGCGTTCATTCTGGAAGTTTTTAATCTGTTCACCGATATTCATTGTGTTTTTGCCCTCCTTGGGCGTTAGTTTGACTGTTTTCTCCGAAACGCCGGAGGGTGGTGATTTAGACACTTCGACCGCTTTATTGCCTGACGCGGCCTTGCGGATTTCGGTGTCGAAAGATTTAATTCCTGTAATTGTTGCATCCCGGTTGGCCGGCACGGACACAAGAGAAAGTTCTAATAATTCTGTTTTCAGAAAATTATAGCCGCCAGTCGTTTCATTGATGGACCATTCCAGCGCGCGAAATCCTATGCTAACTGCGGAGATTAAACCCGACAGCACAGAAGACCAGGCTTCGTCAACCCTTGCTTTCAACCCTGCTGGATTGTCAATTTGTGGGATTGTGGCCTCAAAGGGAACGCCCTCTTTTGTAGGCTTACCGAACTTCACAGTTCCAACCGGCAGATCATGTTGGTGCATCCAAAGCAGCGGCGAAGGGTTCCGAAATTCGCAGCCAAGGGGATCAATGACATCACCAACGCGATCTGCGCTAGGCGTGGTAGCCATGCCACGAAAAACACGCTGTGAATCATCGACTGCCTTGATGTTCAAAATAGAATACGCGCGCGTTTTCATTCGACCCACCCATACCGTTGTTTTTGGACGATCAATGTAACCATTGCCGGACAGAGATTAAACCGAGAAGCAATAGCAAAACGCTTTTCACCAGATTTTCTAGCCAATCTAATTTCCTTGACTTGTTCCGGGGTTAGAGAGCCTTTGCCCTGATTAACAAGTGAAAGCTTGAGCAAAGTTTCCTTTGTAAAAGGCTTTCTCTTCTTACCTTTCATGGCCATAGACATACGCATTTTTGCTTCTGTGCTTCTCTTCATGCCGCGGTGAGTTTCAGCAGTTTTGAGAACCGCATCAAAATTTCTACGTTGACCTCTAGTCGCCTTATTTCCCTTGTTTGCTTTGGAAATTTTCGCCTTAGTTTCTTCAGTATGCTTTGTCCCCAAGGAATTGCCAGCAGTTGGAGACATATTGTATTCCGGATGATAGGTATCCATAATCTTCTGTTCATAAAACAAAAGATCATTAGGCGCACAAACCAAAAGTGGCTTGAAATGGAAAGCACTTTGGCCGTACTTATTCCAAGCCTTTTGCATACGGAAACTATGATGTCTGCCAAGGTTTAATTGGCTCTTATGCGTGCTAAACCGCTTGCGAAAATTAATAGCGCTCCCGATATACCGGTTACCATTCGCCTTGTTTTCAATCTGGTAAACACCTGACTCCAATGCAAACTCCAATTAAAAAGCCGCCTGCACAAATGCAAAGCGGCCTGATTGTTTCAATACCGAGGGTAGTTTAGGGTATTTTTATTGCGGGGTCAAGGGGCATTTATTAAGTGGCAACGGCTCGTTTTTAAATGTTTTTGGCAAGTAGAGTAAAATAGCTTATTATTTAATGTGGGGACTAAAACAGCCCACATTTAATTATGGAACCCTTCATTATTAGTGGTGTGACTTTTCAGGTAACCCTCAAGGGCAGAACAGCTATATTTCATAGAGAGAGAAACGGCAAATACATATCTGGAACATTGCAATTAAAGTCCGATGGTCATCCGGTAGTTTCATTTGACAAGCCAACACGCGAGCCAGCAGATTTCGAAGACGTTAAAAAGGAACTATTTGACAGAATTGTCACTACGCTTAAAATTGCCAATAACCAGTAGAGCAAGGCCGTTCGCTTCAAACAAAAAACAACGAATATTCTGCTTTCGGCTCCTCCTCCACAATAAACCGCCCTACCGACATGATCGCTGCCGCAACACCATCAATCTTGCATTTCGGATCGTTTGGCCGGGCCTTATTGGGGTAGATATTGTCTCGCAAATCCATTTTTGCCGCAACATTCGACATCATCCAGGTCATCATCTTGTTTCCGTCATGCCAGTATTGGCCAGACAGGACCAAGGCCTCAAGCTGCTTCATCGGCTCAGACACGTATTTCAACCGGAACGGAAACTTGACCACTTCAAACTTCTTGCCCATGAGCCTGGTCATCATGTAATCGGCCTGCCATTCATCGAAGGCAAAATCAGTTGGATTGTATTCTTTGCGCAACCAGTCGAGATAATCCTCGACCACTTCCTGATCGACCATTGACCCGTCGGTTAGTTCCAGGGAACCATCCGACACAAATTCCATGTATTTTTCGTTTTCCTCAGCCGCGGCTTCAGGAGCAAAGAACTTTTTAAAGCTGTAATAGTGGCCGTTTTGCTTGAAGGTGATGTCTACAGCGGTAACGTCCTTTTTTGATGCCAGATCGACTGCCACGCGGCATTCGCAGCCTTTGAAGTCCTCCATTTTCATGTTCCGGCGCTGCTTTTGCCAGGCGACCATGTTCATCCAGGCCGTTTTGGCACCGACCCATTCATTGAGGTGCTTGGTGCGGAAAGCGTTTTGTTTGGAGGCGGAGCGCTTTGCCTGGTCGAGCTGGGATAATAGAAATTCAGGAAAAACGGAGATGCCGTAATTGGGGTTGGCTTTGATAATACTATCTATGGAGTCCCATGGATCATTATCATCGATGCCAAACATAATGCAGAACACCGTCTCATCGACAACAACGCCCTCCAAAATGCGCTGCATGTCCTGCTGCATCTCGTAGCAGGGGCCACCGAGATTAGACCCCGCAGTCGTAATAACCGACAACAAAGGCTGTTCCCGCGCACCCATACCAGTCTGCATCGTATCGACCATATGGTCCGAATCATGCTCATGGTATTCGTCGATGATCGCACCATGGGGAGATGCGCCATCGCCAGGCTTGCCAATCATGACTTCGAACTTCGACATATCCCGCATGACGAACATGGTGCCTGGGTTCTTCGGGTTGCCTGATTGCTCAATTCCGAACTTGGTGCGCAGTCCATCAAGCTTGCTGACCATGATCCAGGCCGGTTTATAGACCTCGAAAGCCTGTTTTTCGGATGTCGCGCCAGAATATATTTCGGCACCTGTTTCTCCGTCAGCGGCAAAGAGGTAAATGCCGCGAGCAGCTACGCGGATCGACTTGCCTGATTTTCTCGGGATCAATTCGAACGCCATACGGAAACGA